TATTAGTGTATAATAGATTCATGTGTTAGAGATTTATCTCTGAAAACTAAACTAGTGAGGCTTCGGTCTTGCGACAACACATAATAGAACTAAAATTAGGCATATATTACAGGAGAAATCATTATGGCCAGTCTAGCAGACATACGTGCCCGTCTCGCGGCACAAGAAAATAAATCATCTGGATCTAAGTATCCACAATCTGATGGAGCAATCTATCCACATTGGAAAATGGACGAAGGAGCATCTTGTTCTTTACGTTTCTTACCCGATGCGGATTCAGGTAACTCGTTCTTTTGGATTGAGAGACAAGTTATTAAACTTCCGTTTAATGGCGTGAAAGGTGATCCAAATGTGAGACAAGTAACAGTTCAAGTACCGTGCGTAGAAATGTTCGGTGAGAACTGTCCCGTACTTGCAGAAGTTCGTCCTTGGTACAAAGACGAAACTCTAAAAGAAATGGCGAACAAATATTGGAAGAAACGTTCATACATCTTTCAAGGCTTTGTACGTCAAAACCCAATTGGGGAAGACAACACCCCTGCGAATCCTATTCGTAGATTTGTTATTTCGCCTCAAATCTTTCAAACTATCAAAAGTTCATTGATGGATCCAGAGATCGAAGAATTGCCAACTGACTTAATGCGTGGTCTTGATTTTAATATCAGAAAGACTACAAAAGGTCAGTATGCTGATTATTCAACATCTTCATGGTCCAGAAAAGAATCTGCTCTAACTGATGTAGAACAAGCGGCTATTGAAGCAAATGGTCTATTCAACTTAGCAGACTTCTTACCTAAGAAGCCAAGTGAGTCAGAGTTACGTGTCATCAAAGATATGTTCGAGGCATCAGTAGATGGTCGTCCATATGATGTTGACAAGTGGGGAGCATACTATCGTCCGTTTGGCGTTGATGCCCCAGCAGGAACTGAAAAAGTAGATGAATCAACTTCAAGTGCTCCGGCGCCCGTTGCTGAGACATCTGCCCCAGTTGCTACACCCGCAGTTGAAACAGCACCCGCTGTAGAGACTCCAGTAGCGGCCCCTGCAGAAACTGCTGAACCATCAAGTGATAAAGCACAAGACATTCTAGCAATGATTCGTGCAAGACAAAACAATTCGTAAGAGTTGTGAGTCTGGGGGAGGCAACTCCCCCATATTTGTAGGAGAAAACAATGACACTACCAGACGAAAGATTTAGAGCCCTTAAACAAGGGAAGAAATTATTAGAAGAACTTTGCGATCCAGGCAAAACTCCGCGTGTACCTAGTCTTATCAGAGATAGGGCAAGAGCCGCACTGAGACATTTCCCTGCTGATTTTGATTTAGATGACATGGCAGAAGCCTGCCCAGAAATCTTGCAAAAGTCTTCTAACTCTAGTAGAATTAATAACAAGCAATCTAATCAATAGGAGTAAACGTGGCTAAACCATTTGACGTTTCCAAATTTAGGAAAGACATAACCAAATCCATCGACGGCTTGTCGATAGGTTTCAACGATCCAACTGATTGGATCTCAACAGGTTCATATGCATTGAACTATCTTATTTCAGGTGACTTCCATCAGGGTGTTCCTTTAGGTAAGGTAACAGTCTTTGCAGGTGAATCAGGCGCAGGTAAATCATACTTTGCCGCAGGCAACATTGTAAAGTCAGCACAAGATCAAGGCATCTTTGTAGTCTTAATTGACACAGAGAACGCACTTGATGAAGCATGGCTACAAGCATTACAAGTTGACACTTCAGAAGAAAAACTTCTTAAGTTAAGCATGAGTATGATTGACGATGTAGCAAAAACTATATCAACCTTTATGAAAGATTACAAAGCAATGGCAGACGAAGAACGTCCTAAAGTGTTATTTGTAATTGACTCATTAGGTATGATGTTGACACCAACTGATGTTGATCAATTCGACAAAGGGGACATGAAAGGGGACATGGGTCGTAAGCCTAAAGCACTAACATCATTAGTCAGAAACTCTGTTAACATGTTCGGAAGTTATAACGTTGGACTTGTTGCAACTAATCATACATATGCATCACAAGATATGTTTGACCCAGATGATAAAATATCAGGTGGTCAAGGCTTTATCTATGCATC